ACCTGGAATGATTGAACCAAGCATTGCTCCTGCGGCAGCACCTCCCATTGCTCCGCTGACTGCTCCACCTGCCTCGGTTCTTGCGTTCATTGCAGTTCCAAGACCAGCAACAGCAATACCAGCAAGTGGGTTTATTTGTGCTGCCATTGCGCCCATAGCCATTGCGCCCTGCGCCTCTTCAGGCATGTACTGCGAACCCACGCCAAGCAGCATGCCTGTGCCCATTTTTGCGGTTTGACTTCCTAATGCTGCGCGATTACGTCTTCCTCTATAGGAATCCATTTTTGTTCTATTGGCAACTGAACGTTGTCTGAATTTTGCGCCCCTCTTCAGTTCTCCACTTCCACCAGATGATGGAAGTTTTCCATCCTTATAAGCGCCTTCACCAAATGCTTTGTTGTAGAACCTTGCCTGTCTAAATTCTTCATCAGACATTCCAGCAACGTCTCTCATTTCTCCTTCGCCTCCACCAGCGCCTGGAAGCCACATTTGGTCTGGATTATTCATTTTTTTAGAAAGACTTTTTATAAAAGTTCCACCAGTTGTTCCAGGCTTTTGAAGATTGTTAATGAATCTTCTTGTTCTTGTAGGAGCAGGTGTTGGTGTTGGGGTGGAACCTGGAGTCGGAGTTGGCGTAGGGGCAGGTCCAGTGCCAGTAGCAGAAGCAAAACCGCCACTAGCAATATAACTATCAGGAAGTCTTTTGCCCTGAGGATAATGTTTACCGTTGTAGTCCACGCCACCTACAGGCGCTATTGGTCTTCCTGCCTTGTCAAATCTTGGCGTAGACGCAGATGCAAGAGCGGTAGACGAGGCTGCTGCAGCGGCAGCAGGAGCAACCGGCGTTCCTGCGCGCATAGAAACCATGCCCGTTTCTGTGGCAACGTCTGTCATCGGAGACATTTTTCCAGGGCGAGCGATGTCTTCTATTCCGTAGTAAGAACGTTCAGCCGCTGTAATTTGCGAAGTAGGCAACATCTGCCCACCTTTATAAAATTTTCCACCAATGTTTACTCCACCCTTGGGTGCTCTTTTGAAGACTTCATATTCAGGTCTTTGAATTGGTGTTCTTGACGCACTTGGGAAAGCAGGCGTACCAGGAGGAGTTGGAGGAGGGGTTGGACCTATTGGAGGAGTTGGACCTATAGGGGGAGTTGGACCTATAGGCGGAGGGGTGGGGGTTCCTGGTGGGGTTGCGTGTGTTGTTCCAAGACCGCCTGTTGGTGGCCCTGTAACTACTGTTGGACCCGTGGGCGTGCCTGGCCCTCCTGGCCCTCTTGGCACCATTTGTTGTTTGCCGTTGACCATGACCATTTTGTAGCCACCCTGTGCAGTCATTGACTGCATGCCTTTCATTCCGCCACGAAGACCCAGCATGATTGCAAGAGCACCAATAGGTCCGCTACCAATACTATTCAATGCCTTCATGATTGATGTGATTTGTCCGGCTACATCACCAAGACCCTTAACGAGGGCATTTATAAATGGAAGCAATTTTTGTTGCAACTTTGTAAATTCACCCAGTGCTGCAAATATGTTTTCAAGAAGTCTTCCGATTCCGTCACCAAGTTCTTTTATTTCGTTTTCGTTCCCCATTAAGAAATCGTTAAACGCCCCAAACTTGGAATTAAAAATATTTTTAACGTGTTTAAATATTTGACCAAAGAAAGACTCAATAACTTTTGCGCCACCTATGAGGGGGCGCAATTTGTCGGTTATAGTGTCCCATCCATCCCTAAATCGGTCCCACCAATTTCCCATTTTTTCAAACATGCCTTCAACACTGCCGACATGGCCGTTGATTAGGGTGGTCATCTTGTCTGTAACTTTTTCAATAAGACTTACAAGACCATCAAGCATGCTCCCCATGCCAAAAGACTGGCTTGCACTGGTAACTTTCATGAAACCTCTTCTGAGGATTCTAAATATCTGTTCTGCTGCAACTTTAAGTGGCTCAAGCATTGGTTGACCCATGTCAGCAAACTGTCCTTTAAGAATATTAAAGTAACCCTTAAGTTTATTTATCAGAGTTCCAGAGACTTGCTCAAACTGTCCCTCTACTCCTGCTTCTTTTGCAAGAGTGCCAGTATCAATTGCTTTTTGAAGACCTTTTTTAGTTGTAATTTTCAACTTCTTCATCGCTTTTTCCATTGCCTGTTTGTCAGGGAATAGGCCTTCTGCTGCGACTTTTGTTTGTGACCATGTAGTCTTTGCGTTCTGAAGAGCCGCAATTAACTCTCCTGCTTTTTGAACACCTTGGTCTAGGGGTTGTCCTGCTGAAGCAAAGTCCATCAAACCCTTCAACGACTTCTGACTCTTCATTGTCCATGTTGAGTTTTTTGATACAGCAGCAAATGCTTTGTTTAATGTCTCAACACCAGCAGTTGCAAGATAGGTGTCTGAATGAAGAGCACGCATGACTTGTCTTGTCTGATTGAGGGTTGAACCAAACTCGCCCTTGCTAGTTGTCTTATAGGCGTACATCGCTGCTTGGTTTTCGCGTATAGCGGCAGAAGCGGCAGCGGCAGCGGCAACAATTCCTGCTAGACCAGCAGCCAGTGGCCCCTGAAGGGCTTTCATGGCTTTCATGGCTCCATTGCCAAGAACAAAAGCAGCATGGACACCTAACATGGCTACAGCCATTAATCCCATCTCAATGACTGAACCCTTCATTGCTAGGGATAATCCTTTTAAGCCAACTTTGGCAACCATAGATGCGGCTTTGTCAAACTGGGTTACTGATTTGCGGAGTCTTCCCCAAGTCTTTGACGCATCTGAACCGCCCCCTCCGCCTGTGCTTGTTCCCGCACTAGTGGACGCGAACGCCGCAGCGCTTTTTTTTACAGCCCTATCAAGTGCGTGAAAGTCTCTTATTGCTTTACGCGTTTCCCTGTGACCCGTATAGTCGACATCAATTGTTATTTCTGTCTTAACACCGGCCATGGTAACCCCAATAGGAATAAAAAAACTAGAGACTAACCGGCGGTTTTAGACCGTCTGTCTTGTTCTTCTTTATCGTTTGCTATAACTTTAGCACAGGCAAGGCGTATCAGCCATTCATCGTCTGTGCAGTCTAGGAGCCTAAGAGGGTCAGTGCCAAAAAGTTCGCCCATTCGTGCAGCGGACACGATGACCGATTCTTTTACTAACTCGTCGAAGACTCCATCGTAGGGTCCGACGTGTCAACCGTGTCTGAATATCCAGAAGCATCAAGGATTGCAAGTGCTGCTGCTTCAAGGTGTGGGTCAACACCAAAGAAAGCACGAACCGCCTCTGGGATTGGTCGTGTGGTATCCGTCATTTGGAGAATTTCATCAGCAGCAAAGTTTAGTTCATAGCCGCTATCGTCAAAAACTTCTTCTCCGTCAAAGATTATTCCAACAGTTGTATGTCCGATTACATGGCACGAGAACTTGATTGAATCAAGCCCCTGCTTTGAATCTTCGCCAGACTGTTTTCTCCACTGCTTCAATTGATGCTGTGTGATGTTTGGACTAATTCTCAAAGAAACACCTGGACGCTCAGGAACGTCAAGACGCACGACTGGGCGTTCAACTTTCTTCTGGATTGCATCCTTGAGTTTGTCAAGAAGTTTTGCCTCAGGGGCCTTTGCGGTCTGCAAAGACTTCTTTGGTTCTGGCTTCTTTGAGTCTTCAGGCTCTGTGTAGAGTGAGTTATCTGTCATAAAGGAGACATTAGCACACGAAACTTGTCGTGGCGCAACTACTGGTATTTTTTATATTAGGAAACGCTCTGAATTGAGAAAGTCAGTGCAAATGTTGCAGGGGCACCCGAAGAAGAGTCACCGTCAGGCTCTGTAAGGCCTACGAGAAGAGCATTTGAGTATGTTCTTGACAAACCCTTAACGTCAATTCCGCAGTCAAGCGTTGAAACCTGAATGTTGTAGTAAGCCTGGCCGACAAGACCTCTGAGGCCTTCTAACTTCTTGGCAATTCCAGCCTCGGTTGTCGAATCAGTATTGTCGTCATCAAAGTGAGCAGTCAAAGTGATGTCACCAATTTCTGCAGGAGCACACAAAACTTCTGGGAAAAGTTTTCCGCCAAGATAGATTTTTTCTACCGAAGCGGTGATTTCTCCACCAGAAACTTGGGCAAACTTAAAAGAGCCCCACTTAGGTGCTGCTGCCGTTACTGGCTCAATTGCTGCGACTATTTGCCTCTGTGATAACTTCATTTATATTCTCCTGTTATACCGTCACTGAACCAGTGAGATTTGATTTGATGATTGTTACTTCAATCTTGTCACCGATTGGTGCAACTCTCAAACCAATTTGAGCCGTTACTTTGCCTTCGGCAAGTTGTGCTGTTGTGTTGATTGAGGAGTCACACTTAACGGTAAATCCGGCATCAATGAGTTTGCCACTTCCATCATATGCTGGGTACAAAGCGCCTTCTTTAGCAAGAATTTCACAAATTGACTTCAAGCGACCTTGAATTTCTGTGAATAATGCGCTTCTTCCATCAATTGGCGAGAACAACAAGTCTTCCATTGAACGGTTTGCTCTGTGAACAACCGTGTTAACTGTGTCTTGAACGCTAATAAATCTGAAGTTTTCAGTATCGGTAGAAAGAGAACGTGCTCCATATACGCGAACACCATTTGCAATTACGCGAACAGCGTTGACGTTATTGTCGTCAAGGTCGTCTCCAACTGTTTTATTAATGTCTGCTTCAACTCCGTTAATAAACTTTCCTGCAGCAATTGCTCCAGCAGCGGGTTGGTGTGGGCCAACACTGTTGTGCGCCGATGCTCTTGCACCTGCAACAAAACCGTCTGGTGGGATAAGTCTATTTACACCGGTGACGTTAGTTGGAGTAAAAACCCAAGGATAGTAAAGGGCTGCATGCTCTGAACCATCTTCACCAGTCAAATCGCCTGCTTCTGTCTTTGCTTCAGTAGCAGTGTCTCCAGAAGCCGTGTGCAAGATTGCAATTCTGTTGTAGGCATTTGCGTGAGCAATCAAGTCTGTATTGATTGTGTGTGTCTCTGGGCAGGAAACCGCACCAGGACCAAAAGAATCGTTAAACAACTCAAGAGCAGTTACAAATGCGGCAAATGTAGTATCGACTGAGTTGTCTGTTCTATCGTCGTCACCACCAGTAAACGCTGCTGCGGCTGCGGCGGCAACAATCGTTGTTCCAGCCTGTACGGCGGTTGCATAATTTTTTGCAACTGGGCTGTTGTTGATTGCGTTTACAAGTTCTGCGTTTGTTGACTTCAGACCTGTTGAGTAAACTTGGTCACCGTTGTAAATGAACCTAATGTTTCTTTTAGTAGATGACGCAACAACTTCAATTGAAAGATTGTCTGACCATTCTCCAGGACCGTTAGGGGTAAGGGTGATTACTGCTGCGGAAGTAGCATCGTCAAGGTCTAGTGTTGGCGTCTCTGCGGCTGGACCGACAACTCTTGCGATGTAGCACTGTGTGCCGCCTTCTTCAAAGAATGCCTGAACGGTTGGGTGCAGGTATGCATATGTGGCGTACTTGCCAAAGGTTTCTTCAAACTCGGCAAGGCTCAGTACGAGAACTGCCTCATCTGATGGACCCTTCTCTGCAAGGCCAACAAAAAAGGCTTGCGAAGACTCGCGAACTGTGTCGCTTGTTGGACCAGTGCGTACTGCTGTGGTTATAACTACTCCAGGCATGTGACCTCTCTCCGTTGTTTATGATTGCTCAGTTGATGGTGCAATGTCATCTTCGGATGAACCTAATTGTACAGATGCTTCGGCGTCAACGTCTGCAACTGTTACATAAGTTTCTTCCGATTTTTCTTCTTTTGGTTTCCGAGGCTTTGGTTTTGCTGAATGCTCTTCAATAACTTTTAATTTATTCTCTTTAATAAATCTGTCAATTTTTTCATCTTGACCGCAGTAAAACCCCTTATCGCGAGGGAAAAGGCTTACACCACCAACAGAAAGCGTTCTTCCAGAAGCATTTTCAAGCACAACGTGGCTCCCGTCGCAATCAAACGACAGGTCATTCTTTATTTTTTGAAATCCATGTTCATGCATCATAAATACTCCTGATACTCAAATAGTTAGTGTACAACAATCAATCTTGCAAAAAAGACAATTGTTGGTAGAGAATTTCTTTTTCACTGAATACGCCGCGGTTTTTACGACCTATTACTTCGTCTATGTTAAGGGTATAAGATAAATAAGCGCCTGCAAGAACCCTGTCGCCCTTTAATAAAGTTAAATCGGAAAACTGTTCTTGCATTGTTGACTCGTCAATTTCAACTTTAAAATAATTTTTAGGGTCAACTGCCGTTAAGCATGGATAATCAAGCAAGGCAGTACGAACAACGGTGGTAAGCCTGTCTCTCATAAGGGTAGTTGGTTCAGACTGTTCAGTTCTAACCCATACATAAGTTCTCATTGCGTAGGAAACTCTGTAAAGAGGATTTGACGATTCATAACCAATTCTTGTCATAGAGTTTGTTGACATAACAACCGTAATGATTGTCGGCCAGGAATCTAGAGCAATTGGCTCGTAAATAAAATACGAGACCGGGGAAGGAAGTTCAGCATCGTCAAGATTCCAGGCATTTCTGTAATCAATAACTCTTTCTGGAATATCTTGTTTTAAATATTCAGTTACATAGGTTTTAGGAAAGTGAGCCCCATACATGACCTCCATTAGATTTTTCCTTTAATATGGTCAGCAATGTCTTCAGCAAGTTTTTTAACAAACATTGGGGGTTCAAATATGAGTTCTCTTTTAGGCATGCTCCATGTTCCAAATTGATGAAAACTAGCAACTTCCGAGTCAACACTAAATGTTGCTGACATGTCTTCCAGTTTGTCAGTTTCCAATTTTGAAACAGATTGAAATAATTCTCCAGTACGAATCAAGGTTGGTGCTCCAGGAAACCTAGAAGCCTTCCATGTCCCATATTCTGGGTCAAGAGGTTTCCATGTTCCGCCGCCATTGGAGAGAAAATGGTTTACGTATTCTTCTTCTAAATCACGTTTTGATTTTTTTAATACAGGTTTTAAATGTGTTGCAGCGCGTTCAATTTTTTTTATGTGCTCTATTGCTTTGCTTCCAAGATAATCAGTCTGTACACGAATTATGGCAGCCATCAAGAAACCCTATTTCTTCTGTATTTTTTCACAGAAAGAAGTTCCCTTTCAGTAAAACCGGTTTCCATAGGAGCAACGTTTCTTGTCTGAATATCTTTTATACCAACAACGTCGTCGTGCATATTCTGCATCTCTCTTGTTGCCGCTCTAAGTATTAAAAGTTTAAAGAAT